TTCTAAGCAAAATAAGATGAAAGCACTTGCTATGATGTTTGCATTAAAGCCTGATTATGACCAGGCAATAGAATGGGCATTAGGTGAGGTTAATGATTCTCAGAGACGCAAGTGGAAGAGAACAATGAAATCGGAGATATTTCAAGGTATGGTAAGAGACGAATTAGCAAAAAGATTAACGGAGCATGGTCTAGACGAGGACTATACGTTAGATTTATTAAAACAAGCTATTGAATTAGCACAAAACAAAAAAGATATATCAAATCTTTTAAAGGCAGTAGATAACCTGCAAGATATGCACGGAATGAAAGAAAAGCATCTTGTTAAGACTACTGATACAATTGAGGCCTTTTCTAGTGTAAAACTTATAGATGAGCTAAAAGAAGAAGAAAAAGGGCTAACTATGCAAAGAGTTCAAATTGAGGAGAAGAAAGAAGATAATGAAGAATGAGCAATATTTCGCCATTGAATGCATTATTAGTAAATAATAATATATCTGAAGAGTTAACTCCATTTGCTCCGGCAATGATGAATATACAGGATGAAGTAGCTGAACGAGTTAATATTCCTAGACCAGAAAAAGTAGACAATACAGGTTATGGATTCTTCCCTACAGGTGGGCAGAATATGTTTGGAGTAGAATCTTGGGATTTACCTGATAAATGGGTTACTGGATTAGGCTTGTTAGCGGGCGTCGGCATTGACGGCGGTAAAAGGGCCGCTTCTAAAGTTGCTGGTAAAGTAGCAAATAGCAAAATAGCAAAATTAGCTCGTAAATTAAAGGGCGGTCCAAATAGAGATACTCCAGCAGGTAAAGAGAATGTAATTGAATTTTTAACTGAAATTCAAAAAGTGCCTGGAGCTAGTCCAGGAAAGAAAGAATTAGCAAACAATCTAATTAATGTTGTAAAACATGGCACTCCATTTAAATATGTTCAAGACCCTACAGTGAAAAAGGTTATTGGTAGAATAAAGGCTAATACTGAAGAAATGGTTCCAGTGGCTCCTGGGGTGCAGTTGCGTCAAGAGTTAAGCATGAATCCATACACTAATACTGTAGGTAGAATGAATTATGTTCATTTAGATAAAACTCCTATGATAGATGTAGACCTTCCTGTTGGGAAGTCATCTCATATGGCAGCACAAATGACTCACGGAATGAAGAGTTATAGTGATTTTATGAAAAGATTACATAAGTTTTTATATTCTTCTAAAGGTAAAGACAGTCAATTTAGATTGTATAAAACTCAAGGTGGTTATAGGTTATTTGATACAAGTAAAAGAATGAATCCACGTCAATATATGCAACCGCCTACTATCGGAATCTCAAAACCAACCGCGGATGCTCCTATGGGGGTTCCACAGCTTGGAACGCCTGTCCCAAAACTTTTAGGACAAGATAGATTTTATACTAATGCTATTATAGGCAGAAATCAATATTCTGCAAGGTTAACTCCTAAACCAGGTAGAGTAGGTGATTATGTAACAGATTTTAAAGGAACTTATGGATATGGAACTCCAATTCAACAAAATGTTGATGAAGTAGTTAATTATCACGATAATTATATTGATATAGTAAATAAAAGAATGGCTATGGGGGACCCGAGCGGTTTAGGTGGTTTGTTTGAATTAATTAAGAAAATGAAGTAAGAAGAAAGAAGGTAAAAAATGAGTAATCCAATAGAAGAATTAATGAAAAAGGGAGATGCCCCAGGAGTATCTATTCGTAATGCTAATGTGGTAAATCCACAACATCCAGGATATATAGGTGCTATACCTGAAGGCCAATTACCAAGAAATTTATTTCAAGAACAGTATGATGCGAGCATGCATGATTTCGGTATTGATTACGAAATGTTATTTGATATAGCAAGTGGAAGCGGTGCCCCTATGGCAATAGGTAGTGTAGCTAAAACAGGTAAAGGATTATTACAAAATTATTTAAAAAAAGCATTTTCTAAGACGCCAGGGGTTAAATCTAGTAAAGACGTATTTGAAGCAGGCAGGTTTGATATATTAGGTGACGCATATACAGGTGGTAGATTTACTCCTGGAATGTCAAAAACTGGTTCTGTACCAGGAGGTAAAACTGTAAAAAGAACAGGGGTTGACCCAATACAGTCACCTAGTGGTATTGAGAATTATTATAGAAACTTAGTATTAGAAACGGGAGGAAAAGACGGTTTAAAAAACTTTGATAATATGATTAATAGCAGGATGGATTGGATTAAACGTAATTGGGATAGTCATAAAGTAGATATGAGGTATAATAGACCTGCAGATGAATCGTTCCCTAAAGTAGGAACTAAGCGTTATCTTGAAATAAGAAATAAATTAGCTAAAGAAATAGCCTGGGATATGTAGTGGATTTTGAAGAAAAGTATGCTCAACTAGAAGCACTAAAGAAGATGCGGAAGAATATGGCACTATTTGGAAGATACTGCTTCCCGACAGCCCTCCGCAAACAAACACCCCCGTTCCATCACGAGGTGTATTCTTCTTTAAAGGATGACGACACAAAAAGAGTGCTAATAGCTGCTCCTAGGGGAACGGCAAAGAGTACTGTTACCACTCTTATTTATCCATTATGGAGAGCCGCATTTAAAGCGTCTAAAGAAGATTTGTTTATAGTTATAGTATCTGAGTCGCAAGCTCAGTCTATTAACTTCTTATCACGTATTAAATATCACTTAATACATTCAGATAAGTTTAGAGGTATATTTGGAGATTTAGGACCTACTACTGCACAACGTTGGACAAATACAGATGTGGTATTAGCTAATGGTACAAGGATAATAGCTGTAGGTACTGGACAAAGAGTTCGTGGTTTTATTGAAGGAGATACAAGACCTAATTTAATTATAGTTGATGACTTTGAGTCAGAACTTAATGCATATACACCAGAAGCACGTGCTAAAAATAGAAAGTGGATGACAGAAGCTGTTATACCTTCTTTGTCAGATGATGGTAAAATATGTATGATTGGAACGGTAATATCAGAAGATTGCTTTTTATATTGGGCTAAAGATAGTAGCGCATGGAAAACATTATGGTATTCTATATGGGATGATGAGCAAAAGTCTATATGGCCAGAACGGTTTCCAAAAGAACGTATATTAGGGATTAAAGATGAATTTGCATCAGTAGGTAATTTGAACGGGTTTTATCAGGAGTATATGAATATAGCTCAATCTCCTGATGATGCACCATTTAAACCTGAATGGATTCAAATGCATCATTATAGTTTTGAAAAACGAGGAGGTCAAGGATGCTTGGTACAAAAATTAGATGATGATGAAAAAGTTATACCAGTTGATGTGTATTGTGGCGTTGACCCTGCTAGTTCTCTATCAAGGCGCGCTGACTTTTTTGTCATCGCTACCATTGCTGTTGATGCTGATAATAAAAAGTATTTTATCGATTGTGTACAAAAGCGTATATCTCCTGCAGACCAACCTTCAGAGATTATACGTGTTTATAAGAAATTTAGGCCTAAACGGATGAAAATAGAAACAGTTGGATATCAAGAAGCGCTAAGAACTGCGACTAAACAATTAATGCAAGAAGAGAATTTATATATTCCAGGATTAGAAAGAGGCGTTAAACCTAGAAATGCGAAATCAGAACGGTTGCTTTCATTAGTCCCTATCTTTGCAAAAGGTGATTTCTACTTTAGGCCTGAAGATTTAAATGCTCAAAAAGAATTTTTATCATACCCTAAAGGTAAGCATGATGATATTATGGATGCAGTATGGACTGCATTAGATGGTCATAGGGCTTGCAGGGTTAAAGAATATGCAAAAAATGACGAAAATAACAACTTATTTAAAAAATTCCTTGACTGGAAGTTAATGTAGGGGTTATATTACGAGATATGCCAGAAGAAAAATACAATAAATTAACAGATAAAGAGATTGTACAGAAGGTACAAGACCTTTTTCGTACTTATTCTAAGAATCGAGAAACTTGGGCTAATCATGCACAAGAAGATAAAGAGTTTAGATTAGGTAAGCAATGGACTAATGAGCAAAAAAGAATCCTTGAATCTAGAGGACAAGCACCTATTGTAGTCAATCGGATACATCCTGCAGTTGAAGCTGCTAAAGCAATGATAACTGCTAATAGACCATCATTTAGATGTGCTGCTAGAGAGGATTCTGATAATAAAGTTGCTCAAGTATTAAGTCATTTGCTTGCTTATATGTACGATATATCTGATGGTAGGTCAGTTATAAGAGAAGTAGTAGATGATTACTACGTAACTGGCTTGGGATATATGCATGTGTACCAAGACCCAATGATGGATATGGGCAAAGGGGAAGTATGCTTTCATAGTGTAGACCCTCTTGATGTATACGTCGACCCTAATTCAAGGAGTCGATTTTTTGATGATGCTGAGAATATTATAATATCTCGGTTTTTTACACGTGACCAAGCCAAAAAATTATACCCAATGTATGAATCTGCTATTGAAAATGCTGAATCAGATAGATTTACAGATAGACCTATAACTGATAGAGCAGATGACGGCGAGACTATATTCCCAGAAGATACTGAAACTAAAACAGAGCATGGTACGTTTGGTTCTAATGATGAATATGTACGTGGTTATGAATGGTATTCTAAAGAATTAGTAGATAAATTTAGAATCTTTGAAACTTTTAGTGGTACAGAAGATTTATTAGATGTAGAAGATTTTGATGCATATATTCAAAAACCAGCTTGGATAATTGAAGGTCAACCTGTAGTTGACCCAGAGCAAGCTAAACAGATTATTATGCAGATGCAACAACAGATTGCAGCTCAATGGCAAGCAATGGTTGAAAATGCTACAGCAGAAGGTATACCAGCAGAAGACTTGCCTGCACCAGAAGAGCCTAATGTACAGCAGATTGATTATCAACAATTAATCTTACAAGGCTTGATTGAAGTTGCAAGAGTGCAAGTTAAACGTGTTCATCATTGTGTAGTTATAGGTGATAAAAAATTATATAGCAGGGTTCTTCCTACTGAAGATTACCCTATTGTTCCATTTGTAAATATTCATACTAGGACACCGTTTCCAGTATCAGATGTTCGAATGGTTAAAAATATGCAAGAGTATATTAATAAAACACGCTCTTTAATAGTAGCTCATGCTACTACAAGTACTAATACAAAAATATTAGTTCCTGAGGGAAGTGTTGATATGAAAGAATTTGAAGAGAAATGGTCACAGCCTGGAGTTGCAATTCCTGTTGATATGGATGCTGGAGCTCCTATGCCTGTTCAACCAGTTCCTCTTCCTAATGAGCTTTATAAAAATGAAATGGATGCTAAAAATGATATAGACCATCAATTAGGTTTATATGAAATGATGATGGGTAATTCATCAGTAGCTCCAC